AAAATTGTAATAGTTTCGATATTGATCGGTAATATTATCCTGTTATTCTATATGTATCAAATAAAACAGCAACTTAATTAATAGGAGGTAAGGAAATGGAAAAAGAAAATATTAATACTCTCATAGAAAAAGAGTCAATCTTATGGGATACATTGCAATCAAGTATTAAGGAATTAGGATATAATCATAGTGTTACTAATGCAATAAGAGTTAAATGGTATAAGATTTCAGTACAACTTGATTAACTAGGTATCATTTTATGACAATGAAAAGGAGTGATTTAATGTTCAGACTTCCAAAATCTTATATAGATCGTTTTAAATCCGAAGAATTCATAATCTCCGGGTCAAAATACATATATGTTAAATTTAGCGACAATACAATACGCCGATGCAGACGAAAGTATTTGGATACTGATTCTTATCTTGATCCAGATAAATGGACCGTAGTATATTCATTAAAGGAGAAAGAAAAATGATATTTATGTTAGTAACCATAGTTCCCTGCCTATTAGTAGGTTTCGGATTAGGAGCCGGATTTGGCTATAAATTAGGCGAGCAGGATGAGAAAGATCGAATTGATACAATTTTAAAGAAAAGGGAATGAAGATATGAAGAACGATGGGCTGCAAAAATTTAATCCCTATCTGAGTAATAAGTCAGACAAAGAACTCTATGCAATTCGCAAAAAGTTAGCCAAACGTCTTAATCAGCGTATGAGACGACTCGAATCAGCTGGGATTGATTACGGAGTGATTAAGATGTATAGGGAAGAAGTAGCACGCTACTATACTGGAAATAAAGGTTTTAAAGAGTCTTTAGGAAAAACAAAAGGCATATCCGTAAAACATGAAATAAGTCTTATACAGAATCTTTTGAACCGTCCTACGTCAACTTTGCAGGGGATTCGAAAAATTCGTAAAAAAGCAATGGGGACTTTTGAGGAAAAATATAATGTGAAGTTTAAAAATGTGAAGCAATATGAAGACTTCATTGATTCAAAAACTTGGGAAAAAATGGAAGATTTGTTCGGATCCAGCACGGCATTGGATATCATTGCAGTGTCAAATAAAACAGTTGCTCAAGTCCAAAAAGCTGTCAATGAATTTATTGAAAAAACTGATAAATATACATCATCCGACATTGCAAAACAATTAGGGTTTAAATCCCTGCCAGATGCATTAAAGAAAGCAAAAACTAATAGACAGGAGTAAAATAATGGAAATAGCAGGTTATCATGTCATTGATTTTTATAAATTTAATTATATGACCCTGCTAAATTATGATTTTAAACGGGTAAGTAACGCAGGACGCCGTAGGTACGTCTATGATAGAGTAATAACGGTAGACACAGAGACATTCGTATATAACGGTATTCCGTATATCACGGACTGGACTATCTGTATTGAGGATATCATCTGTCTGTATGGGCATCACGCACGTGATCTTATCAACACCATTGATAAGATTGCATACTATCTTCAATCAGATGAAACACACACGGTTCGCTTCTATATTCATAACTTTCCGTATGATTATACGTTCATGAAAGCATTCCTGTTTGAAAAATGGTCTGAACCGAATAACGTATTAGCTGTAAAATCTCATCGTTATATTACAATGAGCTGGAAAAATGGGATTGAATTTCGGGATAGCTATATTCTCGTCAATCGTTCGCTTGAGAAGCTGTGTGAAGATGTAAACACGGGTGTAGAAAAAGCAGTTGGCTACTGGGATTACTCAAAACTTAGAACTCCTGATAGTCCTAGAACCTATAAAGAATGTGTATATGCTGCAACTGACACAATAGCACAGTGCATTGCACTTCGGATATACATGTCAGACAGGGGATACAGTGTACCAAACTGTCCATTAACAAACACCGGGTTTATCCGAAATAAAGCCCGTAGATATGCTTCAAAATGGAAGAAGTCAGGTCATAAATGGTATTACTATTTCCAAAAGCAGAAGCTGACTGTTGAACAGTATAGACAGTTGGAACAATGCTATCATGGTGGTTACACGCATGCAAATCGATACTATGTAGGTCGGTTGATTTCATCAGCGACGTTTGGATGGACAGGAAAATCAAAAGACTTTACGAGCTCCTATCCTGCTGAGCTGTGTTATGAGAAGTATCCGATGACAAACTTTGAGTATGCAGACTTTAGCCTGGATGATATTTTAGATCTGAAAGATGAATATGCATTTTCCGGATACATCCGGCTTGTGAATCTGCATCTGAAAAAAGAAGAATCAATGCCTCCATTGTCTTATCACAAAGCGGTATCAGCTGTCGAAGCAGTGTGTGACAATGGCAGGATTCTTGACGCAGACATCGTTATATACCCATTTACAGATCCGGATCTGGATGATATTTTAAGATGTTATGATTATGATTATGCAGATGTGTCAAAAGTCATGTATGCCAGAAAAGAGTACTTACCAACCTGGATCACAGATCTGATCATGGAGCTGTATACACATAAGTGTACTCTCAAAAATATAGATCCAGTACTCTACACGATTTCAAAAAATGAACTAAATGGGATCTATGGAATGTGCGTGCAGAAGATCATCCGGGAAGTGTTAGAGGAGGATTACACGACCGGAGAATGGTCGAAGAATACAACCAAGACAGATGAAGAATGGATAGAAATATTTTATAAGTCTTGGAAAAGTTTCCTGCCCTATCAGTGGGGGGTATGGGTAACTGCATATGCGCAGCGTAATTTGTTTGAACTAGGCAGATGTTGCGAAATATGGGTATATTCTGATACAGATTCTGTAAAAGGGTACAAATGGAATGAAATAAAGCTGAGAGAATACAATCAGAAGATTATGAAGAAATCAGAAGAAAGAGGACTGGGAAGAGTCGATTATAAAGGGAAAACCTATATCTTAGGGATTGCGGATGACGATGGAGAATTTATTGAATTTAAAACCATGGGATCAAAGCGCTATGCATATCGAGATATTGACGGAGAATTGCATCTGACAGTAGCAGGTGTACCAAAAGAAGAAGGGCTAAAATGTCTGCATGGAACGCTTGATGAATTTAAAAAAGGAAAAATATTCCGGAATGAGGGATTTGCAAAATGGAAAATGCGTCCGGAGTATATTAATAATGATGGAATAAAAATTCTGCATCTCATGGGGTCCGACATTGAGTATAGTTCCGGAATTATTCTGCATGAGACAGAATATGAACTGGATCACACGATACCATATGATAAGGAAACAGGAATGCCATGTGAGTTCGAAATCAGCCAATACAGTGATTTTTAGAAAAGGAGTGATAATTTATGCAATGGATATCGAAAAACACATATTTGAACCAATCGGAAATGGAAAACAATGCACAGATCATCTATGGAATATTTAATTCCCTGGGTTACAACTTTAGCACTATCTGTGCAATCCTCGGGAATATGCAGCAGGAAAGCACACTCTCTCCTATTTTTGGAGAACGAGGAGGCGGAGGGTACGGACTCCTGCAATGGACACCTAAGTCTGATTTAACAGATGCATGTAGTAAGTTGGGGTTATCTCCCTATACAGATGGTACAGTACAGTGTCATTGTCTGGACGGAGAATTATTTGTACTAGGCGGACAATGGTACTCGACTCAGGCATATATCAATAATTATAAGCGATCCGGGGCGTCTGATGATATGGTTGGACTTACCCCGGAGCAGTTTAAACTAAATGCAAAGAATAAGGGGGTCAATTGGCTAACGATTGCATTCATGACATGCTATGAGCGTCCTAGTTTAGATCCTAACACGAACTATATCGATAAAAGAAAAACATATGCAAGCAACTGGTATCAATTTTTATCCGGTGTTACACCTCCGCCAGAGCCACCGACTCCCGGGGGGGGTGGAGATGTATGGAAAAAAATTTGGTATCTGTATGCCGGGACAGATGATTTTCGAAAAGGAAAATAAAAAACATCAAGATGTATGTTAAATAAGATCATTGTAATTAAGAAAGGAGAAATGATAAAATGATATTGGCAGCTACAAATATGTCTGCAATACCGATTTGGTTATTAGGTTGTTTTGTTTTCGCATTATTAATCATCGGTATTGTAAAATTTTTAAGAAAGGATAGAAAATAGTGCAGAAATGGAAACTTATTTTCGACGTGACTTGGGAAGACGGATTACCACCAAAACGGCAGATCTTCGAAGCAAGGGAAGAATTGCAATTTGTCTTGCAGTTAGCGCAAACACTCGATGCATGCAGTACAGTAAAACTTATTAAATTAGAAAGAGAAGATTAAGAATGAGATTTAAAGACGCAGTAAAAGTAACAAAGGTAGAAACAAAAACATACGGAAAAGGTAGAAACAAAGGGGAATTCCAGATCGTGACATGTGAAGGTAATTTCTGGTCAGGAAAAGCATCCATTTTCCCGGAAGAGGATAACCAGTACATGGAAAAGGGAGATTATGAGATTGAGTTTTATCTACGTGTATCCGAATCGGACGGAAGATTCTATATCAATCCGGTTATCATTCCAGAATCAGTAAAGGAGAAATAAATGAACATCTATCAACCTGATGGATGGTTAGATATTGGCCGGTTAAATAGCTTACCGGCCAATTTCTATATCATCATAGGGAGCAGACAGGTAGGAAAAACATATTCCTGTTTTAAACATATTGTTAATACCTATGTGAAAAATGATATCCCATTTATTTTTATGAGACGGACTGGATCTGAATTGTTGGGTTGTCTATCTGATAATCCATTCGATAAGGGGTTTAACCCAGACAATGGGACAGCATATGAGTTTGAAAAGATAAAAGGAATCCGCCCCGACAGCAGATTGAATATCGTTGACAGACTGAATGAAGATAAGATTGTCGGATCGGCCTTTAGTTTAGCTGGCCTTGTGTCGAACCGAGGATTTAATGGAGACCCTTATCAGTGTATCATGTATGACGAGTTTATTCCGGAAAAAATCAAGAAGCGGATGAACGGAGAGAAAGAGGCTTTTGAAAATGCGTATATGACAATCAATTCTGTCCGAGAGCTAAAGGGACGACCAGCCGTTAAAGCATGGCTATTATCCAATAGTAACAGCATTGAGAGTCCTATTCTGGAAGCATTTGGACTGGTTAACACGATTACACGGATGCAGAATCGGGGGCAGGAATTTTGTTTTCTGCCAGAACAAAAGATCTGTGTCATCAATGTAGCAGACTCAAAGATATCGGAGCAGTTAGCACAGACTGCTTTATTTAAAGCAGTCCAGGATCAGCAGTTTAGGGGTATGGCATTACATAACACATTTGCATATGACGACTTTAGTTGCATTGGCACAGAGCCAATCAATGAATATCGGTTGCTAGTATCAATTGGCAATATCAATATTTACGAACATAAAGCGCATGATCTGTATTATGTAACATTGCACAGAAGAGGAACCGGTAAATCTTTTCCAGATAATCTATCTGGCAGACACCGATTTCTACAAAATTATATCTGGCTACAGGATAAGATCATTGCAGAACGTGTTACGTTTGAAAACTATGAACTAAAGTTAAAATTGTTTGAATATCTCAAAATAAAAGGCTAGGAAGTTTTCCTAGCCTTAAATCATTATTTGTTAATTAAGCAAAACATGTGTTATGCTCAATTGTAAATGGTTCTGTTACGATACTGTTCACATTGTATGTTTCATAGCCTGTCCTGCTAAAACTCCGGATTGCGATCCATAAACTGCCATTGTAAACCCTTAAAGTACAAGGTACTGTCCTATAGCTGCCATCAGCAGAACCCAGAATTACTGTAGTAGGTAGATCACACTGGAAGCCTCCTAAGACAAAGGAATCTGAAAAAGAAAATAACTCATAAAATGTTCCATCTCCTTTAAATGTAACATTTTCAGTTCGTGTCATGCTAAAAGAACCATAGATTGCGCAGATATCATTATACTGCATCGTCTCGATGATTGTTGAGCCTGTAAATCCATGTTTAAAACTAACCGCAACAATTTTTGTGCCTGGTTGAATGACAGATCCGTATCCATTTAAGATTGCATTGCTAATTGTTTTTGCAATTGTTTCTTCTCCCCATGTATTTGGATGCACGCCATCGCTTCCGAACATAGCTGTGGAATGTAGAGCATTTTCTACCCCACTTAAATAAGTAATGCCATTGTATTCACATGCAGAACAGTAAGCAGCACGGGGGGTTATAAGAGAACCTCGTGTTGACAATGTTGTTGAATTGCCAATAAAACCAACGAAAATCTGAGCATTTGGATACAAGATATTGCTAGTCTTTTTAAAATTATAGATGGCATTAATGATATCATGACTAGTCACGTTCATGTCATTAAAACCGCCGCAGACGATGATATTTGTTACTTCCTCATTTTTAAAATGATTACTTGTCTGATTCAACAGGGTTGCAAAGGTTGTGTTGTTCACAAATCCTGATCCGCCTAGGCTATTTGAGAAAAAGTTATCATCTGTAAGGCTTAAGTATCCTTTTAAAAGGACTGGCCATCCGGTTACATTTCCATCCGGGTTAAATCCTTCTCCGTAACTGTCGCCGATACAGATTGTTTTTCCGTTAAAATCAAAGGTTCGTCTTGATCTGTCCGTATAACTTCTGGCAGTGCTTAATCCTGTTTTTACAGCTTCATCGACTACCCTTCCGATCTTTCCGGAATCCAGTTCTTTTTTTACTTCATCTTCAACGATCTTCTGTACTGTTCCTTTAATGTTACTCCATTCTTTCGTTACTTCATCAACTGCTGTCACTGCTTTTTTGACATTATCAATAATCCAGTCAAGATTCAGATCTGACATCTGCGTTGATGGATAATTCCGAAAATTAAACATATTTACCACTCTCCTCTCAATAAATCTTGCATAAATAAGGTGGCAGCATATCCATAAAAGGACTGCTTCCTTAATTTTAATTCTGATTCAATCATATTCTGATTGGTTGTTACGCCAATATTTCCATGGATTCTTCCATCATGTGTCGTTATTCCGGTTTCCCGGTTGCTGCTGCTATACTGTTTTTTCTCATTTGATGTATTGGAACTGTCCGACCGTGTTCTGTCCTGCGCCTGATAGTCGTTGGAATTGTATGCAGATACATCGTCATAGGCGCTAGAATTTTCACTAGCAGTCATAGTTGATTCATTATTCCCAGATTCACTACGTGTGATATCTGGAGAATCTATCCAATGTTCCTGTCTGTCATAGTTCTCGATCGGATTGTAATCTGCATGTAATGCATTCCAGGACTGTCTTAAAGATTCCTGCCATTTATCACACCAGGCAGGAATTGCTGTATCACGCATAAATTCAAAATTTGGATACACGACCCCCAACGTTCCATAATCAAGCAGCAACGTGTTGGTAAATACATCTGTGTCAGCTCCCTCCGGAAATCTCAAATTTTTGAACAGATCCGGATCATAGTTTACCAGTCCGATCAGTGTCAATCTACTCGTCATACGGAATCAACCTCTCTTCCTGTTCAAATTTTCGAATATTAATCTTAAGGTTAAGATCCGGAAAAATTGTGTTTGCTACTTTTGCATCAGCCTGCATCGTGTCAATCCAAGTTGTCAATCGAGTCACTGACTCAATGTTATTTACATTGACTTCTGCAACGTTCATCCGCTCTTTCTTTTCTGTATTTGCAGACGGAATACCAACTTCTGTATCAAATTCATCAAGAATGCGTTCAAACGCTAGCAGGAGCTTATCAGCAATAAAGTTCTTTGACACGTCCTGGTTAAACTGAGTCCATGGTTCTTCAGGATCTGTTTCGGATCGCTTCCAACTTTCCGGATTAACTGCTACCGCAGGCTCTCCCCGGCTGATTTTGTCAAATACAACTTTCAGAGTCTCAGCTCCGCCTTTGGTTCGACTAGCCAGGATAAAAGCAACTTTTGAATTAAACAAAGACATGTCCATAGCTTCTGCTGTCATTGCAAGCTTATATGCATAATAGCTGATTATGTCAAAGCATCCGCAATAATCCGGTCGCATATGGATTAATGCACAGTCTTTTCCGATCCGGTATTCCATCGTGTTTAAAATAAGTGGATTTGTATAGGTAGCATATGCTGGCCGGTAATAAATATCAATACCGGTAAGTGTTGGATACTGCGCTATTGTTCCAAATTTATCATTTTTAAAAACACCAAAGTAGCCACCTGCGATTAGACAAAATTTAATAAATGGAATGTCAATACTTTCCTTGCATGTAATGTCAAGTACCGAATATAATCGCTCATAGAGCATTTCTTCAAAAAATCCTGTTAACTGAGAATTTTTCACAACGATGGTTGGGCTTATCCGGTTCATCCGTACATTGATATTTTCATAATTTAATGGTAACACGTTCTCACTTCCTTCCTATTCAATATAGCATCCACTGTTCAAATGATTATTAACTTCTTCGATTTCTGGCTCATATGCATCCAGATAGACACTTGCGTCACTGCACTGTACATATCCAGAGATTTTGCTAAGTTTTATCGATGCATGCCTATAATACCCAGAAGTCGCATAGTTCACACCTTGTGCCAGTCTTGCATGACAGTACAGCCGAGGGATCGAATACTGCCGGAGCAGTGCAACAGATCCTGTACTACCTAACGTATTGACATCCGGTTGAAAACCGGAAAACAATCCTGCTCCACTGCCTTTTAAGATAGATCCAACCGTGTTCATGATACCAGTTGTTACTCCACCCATCTGTCCGATCTGGTAGGGCACGCCAAACTGACAGGATAAGGACTGGATTATCTCTGCTCCGTTTTTAATCTGACAGAGAGCTACCCCGGTAGTCATGTCAACGGTATACTGGATGTCCATCGTATCATCGGTTAAGGTCTGCATGCTAAATGGGATTGTACCAATACCAGGAAGTGCCAGCCAGTACTCAGAAAAATTGGAATCGTAATATCCGAACGCATTCTTATTGTAAAGTGGATTTGACACCGCTATCTTAAAATACATATCGATCGTATCGTTAGGAGCTACTTTCTTCGCTGTAATCCCGGATGCTTCCCAGAATCCCATCTTGATTGTTGTAACAGCAGTTCCGGAATATTTTGCATAGCTTAACGGGATCCAGATCACTGACGTGATATATTTAAACGGGTTAAATACGGATTTTACTGCCTCTTCCTGTAATACATCGGTAAAATTTCCAGCATTACAAGTATAATTCATTAGTTCCTGCAAGCTGGCATAATCCATCATATAATTGACTAGTCCATCCGCATTGGTTATACGGACTAAAAAAGATCCTGCATCACTCCACCAATCATTATTCTGTGCCGAGGATACAGATGTACTCCAGTCATAGGTTGGATATATTAACGGGTCTGTCAGTGTCCATTTCTCCGGAGCAGCTGCACATCGTTCGACTGTAAAGGTCTGTGCTGTAATAGAACTTTTAAAACTTGCTAACACGTCAACTGACAAGTCTATCTGACAAGTCGTGTTATTTAATGCAGTCACATTCTGCACAAAATAATAGCGTCTGAAATCTGGGATATATGCATAATTGACATTTGTCCAGCTATCCAATCCAGTAATAATGATAGACGGATTCAATATTGATGTATTTTCTTTCAATTTACAATCGGGGGAAGCTATTGGCTTCCCCTGAGGTTGTTTGGTACTATTGGATTTTTTGGAAAATGTATAGAGTTTTACTTCCATGATTCTCTCCTATAATACATACGGCTTACCATTGGCATAGGTGCAAATCCATCCGGATGGTGTACGCATCCAGGTTACACCGTTTACCTGAGTAAGCTGTTTGCATGTCACAGGAGTCCCTGCTTTGTATTTTTTCAATACTTCGCCGTTTGGCGCATAAGAACGCACTCTTAATCCGTTTACCTGCACCGTGTAAACTTTTCCGATCGTAAAGCCAGATGCTCCGGATGAATCATTAGCACCAGTATAGCGTAAGTGATATACCCATCCATAAGATGGCGTGTAAAAGTCACGAACACGGATTTCACGGCCGGAGGAATCTCCTTTCTTACCGTCAAAATCGCCGGATGCAGTCACGACTTTTAAATCAGACACAGCAATGACAACGTGTTTACCCGGAGTCAAGTAGATGTCCCCTGCCTTACATTTTCCGGATACTTTCTTCCATCCTCTCTTTGTAAGCTGACTGTATAAATTCCGGGTTGTACTCCCAGCATTCACATCACACCCACCTGCCCGAAGACAGTGAGCTGTGAGTGAGGAACAATCAAAGTCTGGATGCCCATCCCGGCGTGGCTGTGAATAACCATGACGGTTATCATTGGCAATTGCAACTGCTGCATCAATCATTTTACTCAAGTTCATCTTTTTTCACTTCCAATCTCTCAAGAATTTTTTCCATTACAATTGTATTATTCTGAACTGCTTCACTGAGTTTATCAACTTCTGCTTTATACGTCTGATCACTTTTCCAATACATATAGAGAACAATCAGGCAGCAGACGATCGGAAACCCCAGTGAGCTGATCGCACTTATAACTGTCTGTTCCATTGGTACTCCTTTCTAGTTGCTCCATTCTTCAACTAATAGTGTCATAAAAAAGTAGTTTCAACTGTCGTTGAAATAGAAATTGAATTTACTGTTGATGGAATTTTAAAATTTTTCTGGGTAGTGCTATTCATATGAATTAACATACCATCTTCATCATTATTAAATTTCAATCGAAAACTGGTAGTTGATGCGACATCTAACCATATCTTTTTAGGCTTTTAGTTGGAAAAGATAATTCTATTGGGGTATCTTTTCCAACCGAAATTGTTAAATAATCATTGTTTGGAAATACCATATCAAGCACCATCCCCCATTACGAATACTACACCATTATGTGTATAGTTATTCCAGTAATTTTTACGATAATGGACATACGTGTTGTAGTAATCGCCTGCTGCATTAACCGGGGTTGTAATTGTTTTCGTAAACTGATAGTTTACTCCAACTGCCCGGCGATCAAAGATACAACCTAAGACGTACGGAAGTTCTACGTTGGTAGTAGCATTTTCGGATTCTCCGGTTGCAAGATCTAAGATGTTAGGCTTAATCTTAATCTGTTCCGGATTCTTAATGGATTGCCAATAATTGACAAACTCAACATCAGCAATCTTCAAGTACTTGTCATTAAATGCAGCAGAGAGAACAGAAGTCTCTGCCTGTTTCCAGAATGAATTTAACATAATGAACTTCTGATACTCTTTTGGACTGAATCGTAAAATATCCTGGCCGGTAAAGTTTGCATGATACATCGTTGATCTCTCTGTCATGCAATCAGATAGATTCTGAACGTATGCTACAAACCAGGGTAAAAAGTTTTTTGTGTTGGTTGTGCGGAGCTGCAAACCAGTATAAGTAGTTCCATGTTCTTTATTGTATTCTTCTGTAAGATCTACCTTATATAATCCCATTGCTGATACCCCAGCAATGTAATTGCAGATTGCAAGGCGTCTGCCCGCTTCCATTGCCTGTTCAATGTCATTCCGAAACTCAGTCATGACAGATGTGTAGAAATTGGAAAATTCCTCAGCGGAACGGAATGCTTGTGATAACTGATCGTTCAGACGAGTGATGTGATTCTGTTCTTTTTTCGTACCATAGAATTTTAACTGTACTACTTTTGGCTTTTTAATCTTGTACATGTCTACACTGTTTCCATCGTCAAACTGTGTAGCATTCAAATTTGTGTTGGTATCCTCAGTCGCTTCCTCATCCTGGTGCAACGGGACAGTTTCAAGTGTGACAGCACCCCAGCGTTCGGATGTTTCGTCAATGATTCTTACTTTTCCAATGTATGGAGTGTTTGGAAAGTAGTTGTTCATAAAAGTGACTGCCATAGCATTCATGATGTTTTCAGTACCAGATCGGAGCATTTTTTCTCCGACAGATACAAAGCTGGTTGCATCAATGACAGCAATTTCTTTCGTTCCGAACATCTGGCTGTTCATGTCGTTGATAATCTTATATACGTCAACAGGTGTGAGTGAGTTCATTTCTTTATACCTCCTTAATTAAATTTAAAATGACATCATTGACATCATTTTCTTTCGGCGTTGGTGCTGTAGCGTATACAGTATTGTTTGTCTGGATTGCTTTTGTAAGTTCGTCAAGACGTTTTGTGATTTCTGATAATTCAACAGATGCATCTGTTTTTGGTTTTGACTTTGGCTCCTGTTTTGGCTCTGGTTCTGACTTTGGTTCCTGTTTTGGCTCTGGTTTTGAATCTGACTTAGCAAAACCAGCAATCATTTCGGCTGTAAAGCCTGCATTGACAAGCGTTAAGATATCTTTAATATCCATGTTATCATCTCCTTTTATAAATATAGTTTATATAATAAAATTGAAACCTATAGAAATAGGCAGGAGTTATGGAGAGCCACTCCATGCGCTCCGCTTCTGGCGGTTGGCTTGCGCTTCCTGCCTATAACTTGATTCTATAATTATAAAATCAATATGTCAATCACAAAAACTATTACAATTTTGTTA